CAATTATACGAATACGTTCAATGTGTATCTCTGGATGGAGAATGGCAGCGGGACGGTTGATGTGGGAGACTGCATTGCTTCTGTCAGCGGACAGGCTATGGCTGCAGGGGAAGCCTGGGACGGAAAGCTTGAGGTGGAAGATTATACCACGAGATTTGCCATTGGCGGAGGCCTGAATGTGAATGGCTTCCGGGATTCGCTGTCCATGCAGATGAAGGAGACGGTGAACAGAGGCTTTGAGGTGTATTTTGCTGAGAGAGCGGGAATCAGCGGTTTCTGCAGGCCTGTAGAAATGGAGGGTGTGTGATGAAGTTAAAAGGTGAAATGGTCATTGAACTGACCGATACGAATACGGGTGCGGTGGAAACCGTGCAGGAGACGAACATGATCACGGAGGCAGTGAATAATATTCTGGGGCTGAATCCCATGGGGATTTATCTGAAAGCCAGCGGCGAGTATGACAATTCTGTTCTGTGGAACGGGACGCTGCTTCCCATCTGCCCGAACATGATCGGAGGGATCCTGCTGTTTCCGGCAGTGCTGGAAGAAAAGGCGGATCATATTTACGAGCAGGGGAAGAACCTGCCGGTGGCTTATGCTTCCAATAATGTAAATTCCGGTTCTGATGTAGCGAGAGGAAGCCTGAACCAGACGGAGAGCAAGAAGCTGGACAATGGATATAAGTTTGTGTGGGAATTTACTCCCAGCCAGGGGAATGGAAATATTGCAGCGGTGGCACTGACCAGTGCCCTGGGCGGGCAGAATGCTTTTGGCAGTGCGGCAGGGGATGCCAGCACGTTCCTGCTTCTGAAAAAGGTGGATATCGGGGATGTCCCGAAGGCGAGGCAGATGACACTGTTTGAGGCAGTGGAGCTGGATTTTGAAAAGAACCTGCTGTATTCCATCACCTTTGGGAGTTCCAGTGTGACCATTACGAAGATCCGGATCCCGGTGTTTAACATCGGGCTGAATGAGAAGCTGGATGATACCACGTATACCGTACTGGAGGAACAGACATTGACAACGGAAAGTTTTACGTTCCTGGGGGATTATACGAAGTACGGGGAATTTATGGACGGACATGACGGATACTGGTATGGATTTTCCAATGAGCCGAATGCTTCCGGGGATGCGAAGATGGTGTGGATCCGGATCTCCAAAAAGGATTATTCCTTTACGGAAGGAAGCTGGACACTGTCCAAGGCGAAGCTTTCGGAAGTGGGTACAAGGGCAAAGGACGGTTCCTATCCGGAGCGGAATGTAAAATGCTGTGTGAGGAAGGGGTATCTGTATGTGCCTTCCTATGATAAAAAGGGGGTCTATAAGATCAATACTGCAAATTCAGCGGATGTGACGCTGATCCCGCTGGGCTTTACTTCCAAGCTGAAATCTTTAGGCGAGGCTGGTTCTTGTGAGGTGTACATGACGCTTCTCGGGGACATGATCGTGGCAGGAGATTTCCAGATCACGGCAGATGACAGGGTGATCAGGACACAGGGGAGCGCAAGGTTTGAAGCTATGGCAACGCCTTTGTTCCAGTATAAGAATTTTGTGTTTATGTGGGGCGGCAGTTACGGAAAGGAGCACAGGTGTGCGTACCTTCTGACGCCTTATCTGGCAAGTATTAATAATCTTTCATCAGCGGTGGTGAAGAATACGGACAAGACCATGAAGATCACCTATACGCTGACGGAGGAAACAATGTAGGTCTTTCTGCCGCAGGGCATGAAGATAGAAAACTTATTTACGGCAGTTCTCAGAAATGAGGACTGCTTTTTTCATGGGAGGAGGATTCTGGCATGAAGGAATTTTGGAACTTTATTCAGATGGTTTTTATGGCTGTAGGAGGATGGCTGGGCTGGTTTATGGGAGGCTGTGACGGGCTTCTGTATGCATTGATCGCTTTTGTGGTGATCGATTATCTGACCGGGGTGATGTGTGCTTTTGCAGACCATACGCTTTCCAGTGAGGTGGGATTCCGGGGGATCTGCAGGAAGGTGCTGATTTTTCTGCTGGTGGGAATGGCGAATATTCTGGATGTGGCTGTGATCGGGAACGGATCTGTGCTGAGGACAGCGGTGATCTTTTTCTATATTTCCAATGAGGGTGTGAGCCTTTTGGAGAATGCAGGGCATCTGGGGCTGCCGATCCCGCAGAAGATGAAGGATGTGCTGGAACAGCTGCATGACAAAAGTGAGGGAGTCTCCGATGATGCATCAGAGGATGAGGAAGAAGGTGAATGATTATGGGATACAGTAATAGTTCTTTGGTGGCGTATACGTTGCTCAGTCCGAACCATTCCGGACTGAGAACGGAGCAGATTGACAGAATATCGCCGCACTGTGTAGTAGGTCAGTGTACAGCAGAAGGTCTGGGGGACTGGTTTCATAAATCTTCTACCAAGGCTTCTTCGAATTATGGAATTGATAAGAATGGCCGGATCGGATTGTATGTGGAAGAGAAGAATCGCTCCTGGTGTACGTCCAGTAATGCGAATGATCAGAGGGCAGTGACGATTGAATGTGCTTCTGACAAGGAGGAACCGTATGCTATGCATCAGGTGGTTTATGACCGTCTGGTTGATCTGTGTGAGGATATCTGCAGAAGAAATGGAAAGAAAAAACTGCTTTGGTTTGGTGATAAAAATAAGTCTCTGAATTATCAGCCGAAGGCGGATGAAATGCTCATTACCGTGCACCGGTGGTTTGCGAATAAGAGCTGTCCTGGAGACTGGCTTTATGCGAGACTGGGAGATCTGGCTGCGAAGGTTACTTCAAGACTTGGCAGCGGAAATGTGGAAGTGATTTCATCAGGGATGCAGGCCGGGGAATTTCAGGGGCTGACAGAAGAACAGGTGCTTGCAAAGGTTGGCCCCCTGTTTACCGCAGATCAGAAAAAATCAGGGATTCTTGCTTCGGTGTCTATGGCTCAGTTTATTCTGGAGAGCGGTTATGGAAAGAGTGAGCTTGCGTTGGGAGCCAATAACTGTTTTGGAATGAAGAAGTCACTTTCCGGTAATACCTGGAGTGGTTCGGTCTGGGATGGTGTGAGCATTTATAAAAAGAAGACACAGGAGCAGAAGGCAGATGGAAGCTATGTGACAGTTACAGCGGAATTCAGAAAATATGCGAATGTAGAGGATTCCATTGCGGATCACAGTGCTTATCTGCTCGGCGCTAAGAATGGAGAGAAGCTCCGATATGACGGGCTGAAAGGATGCTCAGATTATAAGAAAGCAGTGCAGATCATTAAGGACGGTGGTTATGCTACCAGTCTTACTTATGTGGAAAAGCTCTGCAGTATCATCGAAAGATGGAATCTGACTAAGTGGGATGTGAAGAATTCTGGTGCTTCGGACGTTATGGTGAAGTATTATAGGGTAAGGAAGTCTTGGAAGGATGCTGG